CCCATTCGGGGTTGCAGGGATACCGGACCGGGTGTGTATTGTGGAGGGCCAGTTCGTCGGCGTAGAGTGTAAGGCCGACAAAACCAAGAAACCGACAGCGCTGCAGACCAAGTGCATGGCGGACATTGAGCAAGCGGGTGGCAAATGCTTTGTCGCCTATGACGATGACACGATCACGCAAGTGCGTGACTACATATTGGAGATGCGCGATGACAAACACCGTAAAGAAGACTGAACGTAATAGCCTCGGACTGCGTAATGCGCTGTTCGATGAACTAGATAACCTTCGTGCGGGTTCAAGCACTCCGGCTCGGGCTAATGCAGTGGCTAATGTGTGCAAGGGTATCCTCGATATTGCAGAGGCCGAGCGGAGCCTCACACCGTACCCCTCGGTAAAAGCCATCGCTTTGGACGGTTGACATGATTACTTGCAAAGTATGCAGGCGCGTGGCAGTTGAGTCCCCTACTACCAACTGGTGTCTCAACTGCCACATTAACGCCAGTCAGTGCGCTAGACTCGCAGACCGACAGGACGCTGTGTGCGCTGACCAGCAGAGCGCGTATGTCATAAAGCATATGAGGTTGCTGGCCAAGCGGATTAAAAGGGGTGTCGAACATAAGTACTGCGAGTGTTTCACCACAGGTTCGCATAGCTGGGCTAAGGGTTCGCAGTGCCTAGCGTTTGGCACCTTTATGTACCAAGGGCGTAAGGTGTGCCCCGCACACCACAAACTCTTGGTGAGAGGGTACTCCTATCGGTTTGTGGGTGAGCCAGATACGCAGCAAGACAGAGATCAAGTGTACCGTCTCCTCGTACTTGCGTTTGAACAGGCACCCGATGATGGACTCCGCAACATCCTAGTGAAGGCGATGGACGATGCTCGTAATTCCGAAAGCCAAGGCGCTGGCATTGAAGCTGAAGAACCCGGCGAGGGTTCTGGACACCGTGCCCAGTGCCAAGACGCTGTCCTTCCGTGGGACTGATCTTGTCGCTGTACCCCACAAGCTGAAAAGAAGTTGAGCGTCTGCGGTCCCTTGGTATCGCAGCGCCCTCTCCGATCCTCCATTACTACGATTGGCCCGGTCAGTTCACACCGTTCGAGCACCAGCGTATGACCGCTGCGTTCCTGACGATGAACAAGAAGTGCTTGGTGCTTAACGAGATCGGGACAGGCAAAACCCAGAGCGCTTTGTGGGCGGCGGACTACCTGATCGAAACCGGTGCGATCAAGAAAGTGTTGATCCTGTCACCACTGTCCACCCTCGAACGGGTGTGGGGTGACGCCATCTTCAAGCAGTTCTTCCACCGCAAGCACGTGGTCCTCCACGGCACAGCGGCCAAGCGCAAGAAGCTGCTCAACACCGAAGCGGATTTCTATGTCATCAACCACGATGGGTTTAACATCATCGCTGAGGATGCCCTTGGGATGTTCGACCTCATCATCGTGGACGAGGCGGCAGTGCTGCGGAACCCATCGACCAACCGCTACAAGAAGTTCAAGAAGTGGATGGACAAGCACACTGGCAAGCGGCTGTGGCTTATGACCGGCACACCGACACCGAACGACCCAACGGATGCGTGGACTTTGGCCCAGCTGGTTGAGAGCCCGTATGTTTCGCGCACCTACACCGCCTTCCGTGACCAAGTCATGATGAAGGTCGGGCAGTGGAAGTGGGTGCCGCGGGCGGACAGCGTCGAGACTGTGAAGAACATCCTGCAACCGGCTGTGCGTTACACCCGGGACGAGTGTTTCGACTTGCCTGACACCATGGTGCAGACCCGCAAGGTCGACCTGACTGCGGAGCAAAAGAAGCATTACACCACCATGATGCGCAAGCTGGTGGTCGAGATGGAGCAGGGCGACGGAACCATCAGCGCTGTGAATGAGGCGGTGAAGGTACAGAAACTTGTACAGATTGCCTGCGGTGTGGCCTACACCGACGACGGGCAAGACTTTGAAGTGGACTGTTCACCACGCGTGAACGCAGTGAAGGAGGTGATCGAGGAAGCAGGACAGAAAGTTATTGTGTTCGTCCCCCTGACAGGGACGCTGAACATGCTGGAGCGTGAGTTGTCCAAGAGCTGGACAATCGGTGTCGTCAACGGCGCGGTGGCGTCGAAGAAGCGGGATCAGATTTTTTACGATTTCCAGCACAACAAAGACCCGCGTATACTGATCGCTCACCCTGCGACGATGGCGCATGGCTTGACCCTGACTTCGGCATCGACCGTGATCTGGTACGGCCCCGTCACCAGCAACGAGCAATACGTTCAGGCAAACGGGCGCGTCGAGCGTATCGGCAAGCAGCACGCCAGCAACGTGGTGCATATCGAGGGCACCGATCTGGAGCACCGGATGTATGACAGGCTGGCGAACAAGCAGAAGCTACAAGGGCTTTTGCTTGACATGATCCAACAAGCAACGGAGTGACCAATGACCGTGACAGTCGATAGCGTCATCAAGAAGTATATGGCCCTGCGGGCCAAGAAGGAGGCCATTGAAGCCGAGACCAAAGAGCAGGTCAAAGGCATCAAGGAGAGCATGGCCAAGATCGAAGCGTGGTTGAAGGTGAAGGCCGACGCCGATGGCGTGACCTCATTCAAGACCGAGCACGGTACAGCTTTCCTGACCACAGTGGACTACGCCAACGTGGCTGACTGGGATGCTGTGCTGGAGTTCATCCGCAACGAAGAAGCATACGACATGTTGGAGAAGCGTGTCAGCAAGGCGGCTGTCCGCGGCTACCTTGAGTCCACTAACGAAGTCCCGCCGGGTGTAAACTATGGCACCAAGCTGGATATCAACATCCGTAAACCCGCTCGCTAAGGAGGACCCTATGAGCAACATCGTACCCACAAATGTCCAAGTCCCCGCCCATCTGGCGAATAAAGTCGGCCAGCCGTCGACGCTGTCGCAGAGCCTTGCCTCTGGTATCTCGGGTGGGCCTTCGTTCCCCCGCATCTCGATCAAGGGCAGCCGCTTCCGCATCGTGGAGGATGGCACCGAGACCGTGCTGGATACCGTGGCGCTGGACGTGATTATCGTTGGCGCAAACCCCAAGCTGTCCAAGACCTACTACGCCAAGCAGTGGGATAAAGACTCCGAACCGACTGCGCCGGACTGCTTCTCTCTGAACGGTATCCAGCCGCACCCGGAGAGCGAGTCTCCTCAGAACGATGTGTGTGCAAACTGCCCGCATAACGCATGGGGCTCCAAGATCGGACCGCAAGGGCAGCAGCTGAAGGCGTGCCAAGACCAGAAGCGCTTGGCGATTGTGGCGGCTGACGACCCCGACGGTCCTGTATACTTGCTGCAGGTGACGCCCTCAGCACTCAAGGGGCTGAACGCCTACCACAAAGAGCTGTCCATGCGTGGTATCCCGGCCGAGATCGTCAAGACCAAGGTCACGTTCGACACAGACGCGTCGTACCCCAAACTCAAGTTCGGCTTTGGCGGCTTCATCGACGAGGACACCCACAACACCATCGAGCCCCTGTTCGGTTCCGACAGCGTGCTGGAGATCACGGGTGAGAAGGACGTGGAGATGGCACCGGCCGAGACCAAGCCGCGCAAATCGGCGGTGAAGGAACAGGCAAAACCTGAGCCCGAGCCGGAACCCGAACCGCAGCCCGAGCCGCAGCCCGAGCCGCAGCCCGCGCCGGAAGCAGAGGAGAAGCCCAAGCGTGGGTTCGGTGCCAAGAAGGCGGCCCCAGCTGAGGAGAAGCCTGCCAAGAAGGCGGCGCCCAAGGAAGAACCCAAGGCAGCCGCTGAGGCTGACGGGGTAGATGATCTCGCCAGTGAGATCGAGGCTCTGATTGGAGATGACGATGACTAATACACCTCTCGACTTTGAGAAGGTGGAGTTGGTCCGCGAGAAAATGGCGCTCACCATCGGGGACATGGCAAAGCTGTTTGCCGTGTCCCGCGTCACCTACTACAAATGGATCAACGGTGGGCCCATACGTGAGCGCAATGAAAAGAAAGTCAAAGACATCCTGCGCCAACTCCTCCCTCTCCTAAAAGAAGGCGAATGGCCGCCGGCCAACGCCAAACAAATGAACAGCGAGCAGCGGTTGACCTCTTTACTTGAGATTTTAGAGGCTACCGAGTAATCTGGCGCGACGGGGGGTGCAGTCCCCCCGTCAAACGAGCAAAAGGCGTGACACATGGATACGTTGGACTTCCTCCAGCGTGTTCTGCCGACGGAAGGGAAATACTGCGCATGGACCAAGACCCGGCATGGTGTAAGACAAAGGTTCTTTGACACCGTTGAGGAGTTGGCCGGCGAGGTACGTGACCGAGACCACCGGGAGCAGAACACATTTTTTGCTATCTCCACCTTCGAGGATGATGGCAGCCGCAAAAAATCGAACGTCCGCGCGACCAAGGTAGTTGCGATCGACATTGACTGCGGCCAAGACAAACCATTTGCAAACTGGAAAGACGGCCTGCAAGCATTTGGCAAATTCGCAAAGCGGCTGTCTCTACCCAAACCCCTTATCATTCGATCCGGCAATGGACTGCACGTGTACTGGGTTCTGGAGCGTGCACTGCCCCGTGAGGAATGGTCCGCACTGGCACACGCCATGAAGGATGCTGCGACCGGCGAGCAGTTCGAGATCGACGCTGGCCCCACGGCCAACCCATCGCTGGTACTACGCCCCGTGGGTACGCACAACTGGAAAGACGCAGACAACCCCAAGGCGGTGCAGGTTCTGATCGACGGCGGCGATACGACTGTCGATACGGTGAAGAAGGCTCTGGCCTATTACTACAAGCCAGCGCAGCACAAACCAAAGAACAACGGCTTGCTGGATAGTCTTGCTGTACAGAGCGAGTTCCCACCGGCTGTGGCCAGCGTGGTGGCGAGCAAGTGTCAGCAGATCGACTGGGCGATCAACCACCAAGATCAAGTGCCCGAGCCGTTGTGGTACTGCCTTATCGGTGTGGCAGCGCACACGACCGAGCCCGAGGAAACCGCCAAGCGTTGGAGTGAAAACCATTCGGGGTATTCTGAGAGCGAGACGCTCAAGAAGCTGCGGCAGTGGAAGGCGCAGGATATAGGCCCGACCACCTGTGCCAAGATCGAGAGTGAGCGCCCAGCTGGGTGTAAAGGCTGCCCCTTCGCAGGGCAGATTGGCAGCCCAGCGCGACTGGGTGTGCAGTACGAGGCGGCGTCAGCACCGCCGGAGGATGCTCCCGAGGAGATCAAGGCCACTGTCGAAATACCCAAGCCGTTCAAGCACATCAAAGACGGCAGCGGTATGGCGATCCATATCGACGACACAGATACCAAGATATGCGACTTCAACATCTACCCACTCAGCTACGGTTACGACGAGGCGCTGGGCTACGAGGTAGCGCAGTTCATGTGGGACAGACCCCATGTGGGTTGGCGCGTGCTGACGATCCGGCAGGCATACCTGACGGACGTGGCCGCCCGAGAGTTCACCGGGGCTATCGCAGACCAAGGGATCGTGCTGGAGACCAGAAAACAGACGGAGTTTTTCCACATCATGCTGCGCTCATACATAAACGAGTTGCGGAAGATGAAGACCGTCACCAACCTGTACTCCACAATGGGGTGGAAGGAGGACTACAACGTCTTTGTCCTTGGTGATACGCTCTTTCGCCGCAACGATGATGGCACTGTCACCGAGGAAACAATCCGCCTGTCGGCGCATAACCAGCGGGTGGGCAGCGACATGTTCACCACCTCGGGCAGCTTCGAGACATGGAAGGCAGGCGCTGCGCTCTTGGAAAAGGGCAAGCTGCGGGCGCACCAGTTCTCTCTGGGCATCGGGCTGGCCTCGATCCTCTACGAGTTCACCGGGCTGAAAGGTGTGACGGTGTCGCTCTACGGCGAGTCGGGCGGCGGCAAGTCGCTGGCACAAATCCAGCAGCAGTCCGTCTGGGGCAACCCAGAGAAGCTGCATATGCAGTCCAAGTTCACACAGAACTCACTGTTCACGCGCTTCGCTACCCATGGCAACCTGCCCATGACGGTCGACGAAGCAACGCAGATGTCAGACAAAGACGTTGCTGATTACCTGTACTCGGTGAGCCAAGGGCGTGACAAGGCGCGGTTGGATAAGAACGCAGCAGAGAGGGCGCCACGGGAGTGGGCCCTGAGTTCGACGCTCTCCACGAACAAGCCGCTGGCCAGCAAACTGCTGACCGAAGGCAATGAGATGGATGCTCAGCTTGCCCGTCTGCTCGAACTCAAGGTCGAGGTGTCCCCGCTGTTCTCAGACAGCACGGACTTTGGCCGTAAGGTACACCGCCTATTCACCACCAACTATGGCTGGGCCGGGCGTCTGTTCCTTGCAGAGCTGATGAAGCTCGGAGAGCAAGGCATCCGCGCGATGATTGCCGAGGCGCAGGAGCGTTTCCAGAAGCGCTATGGCAAGGCGTTCACTGGTGTGGAACGGTACTGGGAGCAGGCATTTGTGCTCACCGACTTGGCCCTACGACTGGCGTACAAGTGGGGCATCATCCCATTCAAACCAGAGGCGTGCATCAACTGGGCACTCGCACAGGTGGATGACATGCGTGACACCATCGCGGACAACCAGCGCGACCTGTTCGATCTGGTGGCGGAGTACATCAACGAGCACGCCAGCGAAATGGTGCGGGTCTTCCACTCGCCAAACTCCAAGCCATTGCCCGAGTACGAGCGGCTACCACGAGGTACGATCAGGGTCCGGATCGACGCGCACCGCGCGGCCGGGGCAAACACGATCACTTCCGGCACGCTATTGCTGGATCGCACGCACTTCCGCCGGTGGTTTGCTGGTCGGGGCGAGAACCCACGGGAGCTGATGGCCACCCTCCGCGCTCAGGGTGCAGACGCTACGCCGAAGACGCAGAAGGCTTCGCTCGGTAAGCACACACCGATCTCCCTGCCGCAGTCGTACGTGATTGGGATTGACCTGACCCACCCACGGATGTCCGGTATTCTCGACGAGGTCGAGGAAGCCCGCAAGGACGCCGAGGTTAGGCAGATGGCAGAGGTGGTCAGCCTCGACGACAAACGCGGTCAGTAGCCCAGAAGCTCTGCGGCAAAGTCATACTGCTCGCGTGCTGACTTCGGTGCATAGCGCAGTGTCCGCTCCCCGGCGGTCCTGCGTGCATCCTGCAGGCGGCGGTTGGCGTTCCGCTGGAAGTTGGCGATCTCCAGACCAGTGTCACGCGCTTCGCGGTTCCAGTCGCGTACTTCGCGCACCACTTGGTTGGCCTGCGCCACATCACCACGGAGCCGGGCCTGTACATAAGCGTTGTAGAACGTGGCTGCGAGATCACGCTGGTAGTTAGAGACACGCTGCGACACACGGATGATGTCGTACTGCTCAGCCGCGGCCGTCGGATAGAAGCCCATGGCTCGGGCCATAACCTCCAAGGCACTGAGGTCCTCAGAAACCATGTACCCCCGCTTGTCCACCACACCACCACTCTGGGTGTAGGCCAGCGCATCTGCCCATGCCCGCACCATGGTGACAGGAGCGTTCCGTGCGATCCCTTCGAGTGAGGCCGGCCGGTCGGAAATGCCAGAGGTGTACGCTGCCCACTGAGTGAGACCAGTGCCTGTGGTCAATGCGCCTTGTGCCAAGCCGGCGACCGGGCCAGCGATGGAGATCAACTCACGGCCGACGTCGGCGCCGGGCAGGAACAACGCTGTGCCGGGGAACATATCGCCCAGCGAGGTGCGGCCCCCGATCTCACCGGGAACCCCGGCGTTGGCCAGACCGTTGATAAGGACCGGCGACCAGCCGGGCACAACTTCCTCAAGGGCCCGGGCGATCTGAAGACGCAGGCTCGGCGTTTTCAGCCCGAGGCGTGCGGCGACAGTATCCGCCAAGTCCTCGATGTCCTCAGCGAAGGGCAGACCTGAGAGGCCAGACAGAGCGATCAAGCCGCCCATCATGATAAGCTGGCCTTTGCGCGGCAGGTTGCGCAGCAGCTGGACCGACATCGTGGGGAACACCTTGTACATGTACAAGAACTGCTGCACGCCACCGCGCCAGAACGCCGGCCGGTTCATCACGGAGTATTCACCCAGCGTATCCTCAGCCGTCTGGACGGCAAACTCACCGGCCTCACGGGCCGCGACCTCGGGAGGCTTACCCGCTTGGATACCGCGATCGTACTGAAGCCGGTATGCAGCCAGCAGCACAGCGCGGCGCGACGATTGCTCAGTGCGGTTAAAGAACACCATCCAGCCGTCGGTGAACTTCTGAAACGCCCCGCTTGTCATGCGCCCCCTTGCGCTGGCGATCATGGCGTTCGAGAGCGCTGGGATAGCCACGCCCTCGTCGATTTCTTTAGCGAGGAACAACGCTTCGTCTTGGGTCAGCCCAGCTTTGCGCAGCGCTTGCTCGTCGGTTGCGAGTTCGCGGTAGTAGGCGGCGGTGTTCTTGTCTCCATCGAGTGTACCGGGTGCCCCAACCTGTTTGAGTGCTTTGAAGACGGCCGCCTGCGTAGCGCCCATACCGAACCCACCGCCGAAGGCAGTGTTCGGGTTGTAAGTTGCAAGGTACGGGACGGTGTTGGTCGCAATGGACAACACGTTGAGCATAGCTGTCGCCGGCGAGGCGCCCAGCTGGACCATCGAAGTCGCAGCGCGGATACGCGAGGCAGTGTCCCCCGAACCGAAATCGGACTCGTCGAGGTTCTGCTGGTTCTCCATGAAAGCCAGCGACTGCGCAGCCTCGTTGTAGTACCGGAAGCCCATGCCGACGCCGTCACGCTGGGTGCGCTGGGTCTCCTCACGCATGTATGCGTAGCGCTCGTACTCACGCCGCGCCTCAAACTTTGCTGCATCCGAAGCGTTGGGGTCAGCCATGACAGCTTCAGCGCGTTGCTTCAGGTACTCCAACTTAGGCGTGCCGTCGGGTAGGGTCTCGTCGGCCTTCCAGAGCCCCATGGATTCCCGCAGACTGAGGTTCATCAACCGGTCCATGTCCGGCCGCATAAGCAGTTTGGCGATGACCGATGCCTGCGATTCGATGTGTTCCGAGATCGCCCGGCCCATATCCATATCCACACCCGGCACATTGCGCAGCTGCAGACGCTTACGCGCCCGACTGTTTTGGGTGGTCAGGGTGGTGACAACTTCTTCCATCTTGGTCGGGTCGAGGTTGATACCGAAGCGCCGCAGACCAATGATAAACTCGTTGAGGTTAAGCTGCGGCGGCGCTGCGATTGCGTTGATGGCCTCCTCGGCTACCGCTTCAAGCCGCACCGATTTGACTTTGTACCCTTGGGTCGGGCCATCCCAGACAGCCACCTCGAACGACTGATCGCTCAGGAGTTCGTTCATGCGGTCCGACAGGATCGACGCTTCGCCAAGACCGTCAATCTGCTGATAGGTCATCTGGCGCTCGAAGCCATCCTTGACCTTGAGCGGTGTGCCAT